CCCGGTGAACAAAGCTGGGGACACGATGAGTGGTGGACTTACATTTAGCGGGAGCGGAACGCGGATTCAGGGCGACTTCAGCAACGGCACGCTTGTAAACCGCACGGCATTTCAAGACAAGACGACAAACAACGGCACAAGCATTTACGCCCTGCCAAACGGCACATCCAACTCTGCAGACTACACTGCGTTCAACAATTCCAATCCGGCGAACGCAGCGTATGCCGGTGTCGGCATCACTTCAACAGACGCTTCTGTTTACACGTCAATTACTGGAAGTGGCACATCGTTGCCGCTGCTGCTTAAGGTTGGCAGCGAGCGCGCAAGGATCACAACAAACGGTGCGTTTTGCGTTGGGACAACAGGTGGCTTCGGCAGCAATTCTCAGTTAATGCCCACAACAACTTTTAATGTCGGCATTGCCACAGGTACGTTTAACAACGTCGGCAACGCAATAGATTTCTACTCCAATATCGGCACCACATCTGTCTATGCCGGGTCGGTATCGCTTAACGGCGCAAGCACGTCTTACAACTCGGTTTCAGACTATCGGTTGAAGAATAGCCCGCAGGCACTGACAGGCAGCGGCGCGTTCATTGATGCACTGCAACCCAAAACGTGGACATGGGCGGGAGATGGTACCGCTGGCGTTGGTTTCATTGCTCACGAAGTTGCCGCCATCTCTTCGCGCAGTGTCAATGGTGAAAAGGATGCGGTGAACGCTGACGGCACACCTAAGTACCAAAGTATGGAGTACGGATCTCCTGAGTTTATTGCCAACATCGTCGCTGAGTTGCAGTCGCTTCGCGCAAGGGTAGCGGCCTTAGAAGCTATTTAAAAATGCAAGTCTCCGCCCGTGGTCTAAAGCTTATTGCTGAATTTGAAGGGTTGCGGCTTAACGCCTATCCTGATCCCGGTACGGGTAACGAGCCTTGGACTATTGGGTACGGGACGACAATATATCCAAACGGATATAAAGTTAAGCAAGGCGACGAGATCACCCGAGAGCAGGCACTTGAGTTTTTGCGGCACGATTCAAAGAAGTTCTCGGACGCTGTAAACCGCGCTGTGCGGGTGCCGATCAATCAGAATCAGTTCGACGCCTTGGTATCTTTTACCTATAATCTGGGTGAAGGAGCCTTGAACCGCAGCACGCTTCTTACCAAAGTAAATTCCCACAATTTCCGCAGTGCAGCAGATGAGTTCGGTAAGTGGATTTATGCTGGTGGCCGGATACTTGCTGGGCTGGTGCGCAGGCGCAATGCTGAACGTGATCTTTTCCTTGCCCCGGTTTCTGAAGAAACTGCGCCGCCCCCCGAACCCGTAGTAGTTCCTGAACCTGTTGTAGTTCCTGAACCTGTTCAGCCTCCAGCACCAAAGCGAGGATTTATGGCACCAGTTCTTGCCGCGCTTCTTCCGACCCTTATCAGCCTCATCCCCGAGTTGGGTAAGCTTTTCGGCGGTGGACCCAAGACCCAGCAAAACATTGCTCTGGTCGAGAAGGTCGCAAATATTGTAGTCGGCGCTACGAACGCTCCTAATCTTCAGGGCGCTGTAGAGTTGATGCAGACAAACCCGCAGATCCTTTCGGTTGCCAAGAAGGCTGTGCAAGATGTTTGGTTTGAGCTTGCCGAGGCTGGCGGTGGTGGTATCGAAGGCGCTAGAACCTACAACCTGAAGTTCGCGGAGTCTGGGTTTCCTTTCTGGAAGATGCCCGCGTTCTGGATTACGGTCCTGCTTCTTCCCCTGCTCTATGGCACGGTCTACCTTGTGCTGACTGGCGCGGCTGATGCGTTCTCGGGTGAGCTTCGTGCTGCGATTGCTTCTTCGGTGGTGACGGGTGTACTGGGCGGGGCGATTGGCTTTTGGCTCGGATCGTCCTTTACGACTTCTAAATCCCGTGGGCTTGGTGCAGAACCAACGCAGTAAATATGGCGCTCAAGAAACTAGAATTTACGGCGGGGGTTAACCGAGAGTCTACTTCTTACGCTGCGGAAGGGACTTGGTATACCTGCGATAAGGTACGGTTTCGTTCTAGAAAGCCAGAAAAGATTGGTGGCTGGACGCCTTTATCGGGTGGCAACACGTTTCTTGGTACTGCCCGCACCATGTGGGCGTGGACGACTAACGCGGGTTTTAACAACGTCGGTGTTGGTACGCATCTCAAATACTACGTTGAGAACGCCGGTAGCTACTACGACATCACCCCGCTTCGCTCCACCGTTACGCTAGGTTCCAACCCTTTCACAACCAACGGTACTACTACCGTCACTGTTACGCACACTGCTCATGGCGCTATTACGGGTGATTTTGTCACTTTCTCCGGTGCTGTTGGTTTTAATGGCCTTACTGCTGGTGATCTGAACAAAGAGTTTCAGGTTACATACCTCACTGCTAATACTTATACAATCGTTGTATCTACTACCCCATCTGGTTCTGGCGCTGGCGGCGGTGCGGCGGTTACTGCGGCGTATCAGATCAATGTGGGTCTTGCGCAAGCTACTCAATTCTTTGGGTGGGGTGCTGGTGGGTGGGGCGCGGGAGGCTGGGGTCTGGCTTCTCCAACGGGGGTTAGTACGCCCCTTCGCCTTTGGAACGCGCATAACTATGGGCAGAATCTTGTCTATGGTCCGCGTGGTGGTCCGTTGTATTACTGGGATGCGAGTACGCTACCTGCCAACTTCTCTAACCGTGGCGTCCTAGTATCGAGTCTTGCCGGCGCTTCAAATGTCCCGTTGTTTCAAAACGAACTGCTGGTTTCGGATACGTCGCGGTTTGTTATTTGTTTTGGCACGAACGATATCGCCACCCCGTCGATTCTTGACCCTCTGCTGATCCGCTGGTCAGACCAAGAAGATATTACGGATTGGACCCCTGCCATCACCAATCAAGCGGGTGGTATTCGGCTTTCTTCGGGTTCAAGGATCGTTGCGGCTGTCTCCACCAAACAAGAGATCGTTGTCTTTACAGACACAGCCGTCTACTCGATGCAGTACGTCGGGCCGCCATACGTGTTCAGCCTAAGTCAGTCCGGCGATAACACCTCCCTCATGTCCCCCCATAGTTTTGCGGTAGCGAATAACATCGTCTACTGGATGGGGACCGATAAGTTTTATATGTACTCGGGCCGGGTCGAAACGCTGCCTTGCTCCTTACGGCAGTATGTCTTTTCAGACATAAACTTGGATCAGCGCGATCAGGTCATCTGCGGCACGAACGAGGGTTTTACAGAAGTCTGGTGGTTCTATTGTTCGGCTGGAAATCTCACAGCCACACCTGACCGTTACGTTGTCTTCAATCATTTGGATCGCGCTTGGTACTACGGCACGATGCAGCGTACTGCTTGGCTAGATAGTGGTCTGCGCCAATGGCCCATGGCTATCCAGAGCAATCGTATTCTTTACCATGAGAGCGGAACAGACGACAACACGGCTGGCACCCCCGTTGCCATGAATGCCTACATTGAGTCCGCTGACTTTGATATTGACGACGGCGAAAATATGCAGTTTTGCTGGCGGATGATCCCCGACCTAACATTTAGTGGGTCTACTTCTAACGACCCGTCTGTAACCGTGGTTGTTAAACCCCGCGATTTCTCTGGTGTAGCCTATAAACCTGAAGCGCCGGAAGCAGTTATTCGATCTGTCCAAGCGCCGGTTGAGCAGTATACGAAGCAGGTTTTCTTGCGCTTCCGTGGCCGTCAGATGGCTTTCAGGATCGAGAGTAATTCTATCGGTACCCAGTGGCAGCTTGGTAATCCCCGGATCGACATCCGCTCTGATGGTAGGAAGTCCTGATGGATAAGCTGCTGCACTTTATTGTTGGGATGGCTATTGCAGCGGCCCCGCTGGAGAAACCCGAGCATGCCTTGATGCTGGCGATAGCTGCTGGTATAGCTAAAGAAGCATACGATAATAGAAACAAAAAGACGCACACCGCCGACTCAAGAGATGCTATGGCTACAGCCGCTGGGGCACTGATGGTGTTTGTCTACCGGGTAGAGTTTTGAGATGCCAAAGTCTACGAAGCAAAAGTTGGAGTACCAGAAAGCCTACAACGCTAGGCCGGAAGAAGTCGCCAAGCGGGTCAAGAACAACGCTGCCCGCCGCGTTGCGATAAAAAAGGGCACAGCCAAAGTTGGCGACGGCAAAGACGTTGCGCATACAGTGTCGCTAAAAAATGGTGGCACAAACAAAGCAGAGAATCTGAGCATCCAGAAGCGCGCTACTAATCGAGGCTGGCGGCGCGGGTCTGGCAGCTATAACCCAGATAAGTAAGCCATGGCAGTCATTGATAGAACCAAGCTAGGTAGAACCTACGCCCCGAGGCTTCCTGTCCCGCCAAGGGAGTGGAATGATGTTTACCAGAATCAGCTTAACAACTCCTTAAAGCTCTACTTTGAGCGGCTGGATAATATCTTCGCCTCAGTCCTCGATACTGCCGGGGGCAAGTTCCTGTCGTTCCCCTACGGGGCGTTTCAAAGTCTAGTTTCACAGACGGCTACTGTTAATACCGCTACGGTGATGACCTTTGATACGGTAGACTTTGCTAATGGGGTTTCGATTGTAGGCGGTAATAAGCTCCAAGTAACTAATCCCGGCATTTATAATTTGCAGTGGTCGGGGCAGTTCCGA